ACATATTTGTTACAACAGCCAATAAATTTTTAGAAATTATTGGTAATCGTACAAGTAAGGAAACTGTAGAAAAACTCGCCAAGGCGTCACTGTCTGCACAATCGTTTGATGAACTATTAGCAACACTACCGGCTAAAGAACGCAATAAAGTGTTGCAAGTTATCAGTGACCCGAAAACATGGGCTAATGTTCCAACGGTGACTCAGGAAAAAGTTAAAAAACTGGGCGGTGCTATCACAAGTGCTATGACAACAACCGTAGCAGAAGAACCACGCAACAACTTAGCACCAGTAACCAATCAAAATGCACTAGCGAGGTAAAAATGGCATTTGAAGATGGTCAGATTGACCCCGTTAAGTATGGCGTTCTCTGGCAAAAAGTGCAAGAAATGGATAAGAAGGTAGACAAATTAGAACGCAGCATTGAAGAATTACTGGCATTGGCTAATAAAGGTAAAGGTGGTTTGTGGTTCGGTATGTCTATTGTCAGTGCCATATCTGCGTGCGTTGGGTTTGTTATTAGCCATATCAAAGGGTAATCTTGTATACACTTAGCTCACGGTCATACAAGCGTCTCGAAGGTGTACACCCTGACCTAGTGCGTGTGGTTGAGCGTGCCATTGCTATCACTGAAGTTGACTTTGTGGTGTTAGAAGGTTTACGTACCAAAGAACGCCAGGCACAACTGTTAATAGCTGGCGCTAGTCGTACCATGAACAGCCGACACATCACTGGTCATGCTGTAGACTTAGGTGCATGGGTTGGTAAAGAGGTACGTTGGGACTGGCCGTTGTACGCTAAGATAGCTACGGCTATGAAGAAAGCGGCAACAGAACAGAATGTACCTATTGTATGGGGTGGTGATTGGCGCACGTTTAAAGACGGCCCACACTTTGAATTAAACAGGAGTAAATATCCATGAATCCGGTACTTATACAAGCCTTAGTAAGACATCTTTTGACCGCTTTGGGCGGCGGTTTTTTGGCAAGCTATGGGTTAAGTGGCGAGGTAGTTGAAGCAGCCGCTGGCGCTATTGCCACACTCGCCGGTGTAGCTTGGTCAGTTTACGATAAACGCAATAGCACCAATAACACTAAACAAGAAAACCAAGAGTAAACTTAAAAACACCTTGGCGATTACACGCATATCATCAGCCCACATGGTGTAATAATCGTTTTCGTACTTTGAATAACTGCAACCGATTGGTGCTACTTGCGCAGGGCAATCACGCCCTTGGTTGCAATTGTTATTACAACAATCTTTCATTTAATATTCTCCAACAACGGTAACTTGGTGGTATCTCGATTGTGTTTGATTTTTTGATTCACAAGCGCAATTGCTTTAATCATGTCGCCTACTGTAATCACGTCCATTTGCGCATCGTTTAGTTCCATAAGCATATTCAACGCCCTAATTTCTTCACCAGTTGGCGTAAATTTTCCATGCTTCTGTGCTCGATACACAATGTTCAGTATGGCAACACGACCATCAACACAAACATCTTTATATTCTCTACCAAAACCCAACTCGTATAAAGCTTCAGTAGCATTCGACATATTTACCAACGTGTCAATATCATCTCTGGTAGCTGTACCACGCATCAAAGACAGCATGGATTCGCTGTTTTTGATTTTTAAGTTCAGCAAATAATTTTTATGTTTTGACACTGGTGTAATTGACTCAATGGTAAAAGCCACTGGGTCAGTCAGTATGGGTCTTGGTCTGTATTTGCTACGTTTTCTCATAACGTTTTCCGTTTGCTTCTACGACCTGTTTTTCTTGGTCTTGGACAATTAGGCGGCGGTGGATGTAAACACCAGATTGCCGCATAAGTTCTGTTTTCACCATATATCCAACGGTCAATATAAACATCAGGCATACTTTTTAAAGCTCTGCGTAATGATGACTCTCGTGAACCAATCATTTCCATTAGCTGCTGTACCGTTAAGCCTTCTGGATACTGGCGCAACAACTCACGACACAAGACTATATTTGGCCTTCTCATGTGTTGTCCCCAGTAACATCATGTAAATATGCGTTTAGACGTTTTATTTTGGTTTCGTAATACTTGCACATAGCTTCGGCGTATTCGCGGTTGCTATACGCATCCAATAGCGTGCGTTTGCATTCTTCAAGCTCACGCAAAGCAATAGCTTCAGCACTTGGTGGTTGAAACATACCGCGCATCCAATTTATAGTGTCACTAAACATTACAATTACTCCTTGTGTTAATGTGACACTATTGTATCACACTTGTTTTACGAATATTCCTTCTTTTGTCAAAAAACCTTTACGGTCTTTAATTTGTTCGTAAGCGCCGGCTAAACACTGGGTCAGGTCTAAGTCAAGCACAGCACACACCATAATCAGCGTTACCACAATGTCTCCAATGGCATCCTTGGTTGCTTCTCTGTCGCCTTTGTTCAGTGCGTCGAATAACTCCGTAACTTCTTCCAGTGTCTTAATAGCTTGTGATTGCGCTGTTGCGTTCTGCACAATTCCACGTGCTTCACCCCACTGAACAACTTTCATTTCATATTCTGCGTAACTCATTCATACTCCTTTTGATTGACGATATTGCTTGACTGCATTACGTAGTCCTGCTTGGGTTGTAGCCTTGTCATCCAAAGCTAATGCTTGCGCATGGTCTAATGTGTTCTGCATCAAGATTCTGTGGCATATTACTGGTGCTCCTTGTCCTTGTCGCCTAACACGGGCATTAAATTGTTCGTATAAGTCAAGACTCCAATTCAATCCGTACCATACAAGGATGTGACCGTTTTTCTGTAAACCATCAATACCATGACCCATGCTTGCAGGATGACCTATCATCAACTGGCAGTCGCCAGTTTTCCATCGGTGCATGGCATTGGTTAACGATGTTTCTGTTTTACATTCAGTCAGATTGATTGGTCGTATGGCTTTGAATCGTTCCATGATGCGCTCGGCATCACTGCGATAAGCATAGCTACACAACACTGGTGAACCTTGTGCTTCGTCTAGTATTTCCTCTAGTGCATCAAGTTTTAAGTCATGCACTGGTTCCCACAATGGCATACCTGCTATTGGATACATAGCACCATTAGAGAACTGTAAACACTTGTTGGTAAGTGCAGCTTGGTTGAACGCTTCCACTTCTTTGCCACTGTCCAGCACCAAGAAGAACTCTTTCTCTAGTCGGTCGTACTTGGCACGTAACTCGTCAGGCATTTCAATCTCAACGTTGTTCACAATCAAGTCAGGCAATGGGTTGTAATCCTCTGCTGACATTTCCAGTGTGATGTCACCGATTAACTTCTTGATGGTGTCCTCAGTGTCCTCATACGCCACTTCTTTGTATGGCCCTACTTTTCGATAGAACCTAGTGCGGAACGCTGTCTTGCTGGTGCCTAATCGTTCCCCACGGTCAACCACAAGAAATTGACCATGTAGGTCTTTGTAGCCGTTGCTTGCTGGTGTGCCTGTCAGTCCAGTAGTCCATTGGAACTGGTCAGCAATCTTTTTGTAAGACTTCACGCGCTCCGTTGCGCTGTTCTTCATCTTGCTTATTTCGTCCCAAACAATACCGTTAAACGGCATGGGTTTGTTCTTCTTTACAAAATAAGTCTGCAACACTTCTGCAAGCCAGCCAAGGTTTTCATAGTTAATAAGGTACACATCAGCAGGGCGCAATAATGCTCGTGTACGCTGGTCTTTAGTACCTGCAACCATGCTAAACTTTAAATGCTTAGTGTGTTCCCACTTAGCAGCTTCTTGACGCCACACCAGTCGGATAACTCGAATGGGTGCGACGATAATCACACCCTTCAAGAATCCAGTGTTAATAAGATGCGCCAACGTGGTCAGTGTGATAACAGTCTTTCCCAATCCCATATCCAGCCATAACATTGAGTGCTGGTGAGTACATTGGAAATTAACCGCTTTCTTTTGGTAATCGTGGAGTAGGTCAGGTGTCAACATTACACACCCCATTGTGCAGCCATAGCATCAGCAATCCCTTGGTAAGTGGTACTACGCAACTTCCATCGGTCTGCGCTAGGTGGTAAATAATGCAATCTTTCTCTTTCTTTTTTTGGCAATTTCATCATTTCATCTTTAACATTAACTGTAGGTTGTAATAACGGAAGTCCATCAAGCCAAAGGCAAGTTGCCTTTTGTTCCATGTGACCAAACATCCAAGGTTGAATAATTTGAGATTGTTTTTTACCAATTCGCTCTTTTGCATATTTGTGTTGAATGGGGTTTTCAATACATTTGAAAGGAATTGGACATTCCAATAATTTTTTAAAAAATGCAGCACCTTCATCCAATAAAGTCCAACGTGATGGATCTTTATGCAACCAGCAAACACCAGAATTGGTAAGATATGTACATGGAGGATGCGCAATCATTAAATCCCATCCTTGATTGATAATGTCAAATACGTCACCTTGGTAATGCAGCCCTGGTGCATCACTTGGAAGCAAATCACAAGACATAGCAAAATGACCCATTTTTGTAAATGCGTCACGTACACGACCACTGTATTCGCAAGCAACAAGAACTTTTAGCATCCCATCACCATAAAATCAACCATTGTTTTACCTTCTTCCACGTTGTCTATGACAAACACATTTACCTTGTGTTGCCGTAGCCGATGGTGTTCACGTTCCTGTGCTTCGGTAGGCTTTGCACCCTGACGTTTAAACTCTACAAACCACATACGCCCATCTGGTCGGATAAACAATCTGTCAGGTACAGCGGCACGAGCAGGACTGGTGAACTTATAAACCAGTACATTCTTGGTCTTGGCGTACTCGCACACTTTGGCTTCTATCTGTTTTTCCAGCATTTCTTTTCTCCAACTCAATCAATAATTCAATGTAATGTTTTGCTTTTTCTAAATCTGCTATACCGTTTTTGTTTCTCCACCGGCTTACGTACTTGATTACGTTGCCTTCAAAGTACCCAATCGCATTAGCATGGATGTACTCTACGGGTTGAATTGGTAAATCCTTGTAATGTGTTCCTGCAACTTGTTTGTTTAATGCTGTCATTCTGTTCCACTCCTCAAGTTCTTCATTGGTTACTTCAATGTTTACGCTAGACTCAGACATACCTTCTCCACTTCATTGATGTAATATTCATAATCAATCGGTAACGTAGCATCAGCAATGTTGTTGCATACCTGCACACCCCAACCACTTTCTACGCTTATCCTGCGCCATTCAGTTTTGTTCTTTAATGGCGGCATCACCTTGGTTAGTGGCTTACCATCCTTGGCAATGTAGTACCTAGTTGTGTTCTGCACACGGTCAGTACCCCATTCCAAGTAACTACTTCTAGGTACTTTAGTGCGTAACATGAAGTCCATCTTGTCAGGCCATTGTTCTACTGTTTGACGGATAGGTGCATCTTCTACCAGCACCTTCTCTGCTACCTTGGGTATTACCAGACCACCAGCGTTCTGATGCCATTGTGCTTTCCATTCATAAGCACCTTTACGCTTTGTGCTACCGTCCTCATAGACTGCGATGTAGTTGTTCACATCACGTATCATCATGGACTTGTAAACGGCTTCTTCTAAGTTCAATCCAGTGCGTTCTTGCCATGCTGCACGCGCCAAGTCCACCAATATCTTTTGACTACGTAATACTCGTATAGTCAAACCATCGGTGTTAATCTGAATAATCTGCAAACCCGGTATGGTCATTAAACCTTCAGCCAATAAACAAAGCAGCAGTTGACCATTTAGCGTAATGCTCATAGTAAACAGCGGGTCGTAAAACACACTGAATTGGTTGTTACTATCGCCATATACGCCATTAAGAGCCAACTTTAACATGGCACTTTCCGCTGACTTCTTGTTGTACTGCTTGCGCTGCTCAAACAGGTTTTTATAAATATCTACAAATTGCTTGCCAAGGTGTGCAGGATAAAACCCATTGGTGATAGCAAGGTTCGGGTAGTAGCTGGTAACATCAAGGTCAACAATAACGTACTTATCATCTGAATGCACCACGGTAGACTCTAATGAACCATGAATACCACCCAAACCAAATACGAAAGTAAAGCCATTGACGACAGCAGTAAGGTCGTTGAATACACCTTTAGTTTCTGTAATCGACTGCGCTTTAAGCCAGTTCAACACACGATTGAACTCAGGCTGGTCAAAACGTATCCAAGGCAGGATAGCATTCTTCAAATGAATTACAGGTCGTTTAGTTTGTCTTGGTGTACGTCCATTGTTTGAGTAGTCGTAACAAGCAACACCAGCTTCTTCCAGCTTCATGATGAAGAACTCTTTACCAATCTTGGTGTCGTTGTAGTTAATCCAGTCTTTACCCGGATACAACGTACACAATTTTTCACGAAAATTAAGCATATCAAGTGTGACGTGCATAAATTTCTTGGTTTCTTTAACATCGTGTTGGTTGTACTGCTTCAACACTTCCACCTGCTCACGAGTGAGTGATGTGCCTATTGCAAAAGGTAAGTCCTCAATGGTATCGCTACGCATATTGAACTCTAGTGACTTCAAACTGGTGGTACGTGCCTTGTTGTCAAAGTGATGGATTTTGTATAAGTCAATCTGCTCTACATATCGGTCTGTTGGATTAACCAAGTGCGCCCACTTGTCGTTATCCTCTGCGTCAATAATGGCCTGTGCTTTTTGGTACAGGGTGTACGCATCAGATTTACCCATACGTATCAGGGTATGCAGTACAGGGTAGTCAAAGCCAAGGTTGTTGAATCCAACCATGCGAGCGTTGGTGTTTTTCAAATGCTGAAGAAACGCCACTATTTCTTTGGAGTCGTTGCGCCAATTGCTAATCTCAAACAACCACGTTAACGGTGCTTCTGCGTGCTCTACTGCTAATGTGAATACGTTAGGGAATGTCTCAATATCGTAGATGTAGTCATTACGCATTACAGATTACTTTATAAGGTGGAAAGCCTCGATTTGGGTTTCAATAAATCACGGGTGAAAACCAGAAAACCCCGTGAGTCGCCATCCTCGAATGCTGGTTTAACAGCTTTCCAAAACTATTAAATAAAGGTGGGGTGGCAGGCGCTGATCTCCTGCTTTGTTAATTTGTCGGCAATAAGTCCGACTGGCTCCAACTGACTAGCGCATCAGCCTGCGCATTCACCCCAAAAACTATCAACCAAAAAACGAAGGCAAGCCAGCAGGTGCGCCAAATGGTGCAGCGGGCATGGCTTGTGCTACTGGTGCAAAGCCCGGTGCTGCGGGTGCAGCATTTATTGCACCGAACAGTTTAGACGCATCTACAGTGCCTTCACCAAAAGGTGTATCGTCAGCGGCAAATTGGACAGCAATCAAGTCGCAACGGATACCACGACCATGTTTGTTATCCTGCGCCCAAGGTTTAACGGCAGCGTTAACACGGCAACCACCATACATCTTACGTGCCAGTGCTTGATATGCCATTGTGTTATTCGGGTCAACGGCTGTACCGTCTGCTTGAATCATCTGTGGTGCGCTATCACGACCAGCAGTGATAAACACGTTACCAGCATACCCATCGTAAGGTTGAAAGTTTTTCTTGTTAACTTTTTCCTCACCACGTCCATAACAACGGGTCTTGCGGTCATTTTGAATCATACTCATTACAGCTTGGGCGTGTTCTTTCCACTTGTCCAAAGCAATCTCACCGTAGCGTTTCATGAACTGTTGAAAACCAGCATGGTCATGTGGCATGATGAACTCACAGTTATACGAAATACGGGTTGCACCAGTTGTTTCATTCACTTGCTTTTGTGGTTCAGCAAGGTGTGGAAAAGACAAACGAACATTGGACAGAAAAATAATATCAGACATAACAATTACCTCTTAAAGTTACATGAGCCACGAGGGCAGGGATTCGGCAGCGGGTGCTACCTCTACAGCACTAAATAACGGTGCTGCATTCGTTACGACAGCCGGGCGACTATCAGATTCAGATACAACGGTCAGCTTACCAGCAAGTTTAGATACATACTCTTGTTCTAACCGTTTCAATTGAAGTTCAGACAATGACACTTTGGAACCATCACGTTTCTCCCATGTCAGCTTCTCAGCTTTTGCGGGTGATACTAACTTAGTTTCATAAATAGCAGACTTAGGGATACCCATCTTAACCAGCTTCTCAGCAATCTGTTCTTCGGGTAAATTCCATGCACGACTACCACGACCATGAACCAGCTTCAAACCATTGATGGATTGACCAGACTCTAAACGTCGCAAGGCTTCTTTCTCTACGCCTTCGAGTAGCTGGCGCATGAGTGGTGCTGCTTCCATAATTTGACGAATCTGGTCATCAGACATGGTTGCAGGGTCTTTATCTGCGCTTTGCTGCGCAATGTCAAGCGTTTGATTTACAGGTTGAAACATAACACCTACTTCTTTCATTACATTACTTGCCAGTGCAGAGCATGAACCCTTGGCACGACAATATTTACATTGACTTTCACCTGGCACCAGTGGTGCATTAACGGCATCTGTGGCTAATGCTTCATGAAATAATTCATCGGTACGTTGCAGCAGATATGATACAGGAACTATCCATGTCACAATCGGTTGCATACCCTTCAATGCCAATTTAGGCTGGATGATGGTCATGCGCACTTCACGCCACGGATACATTGCTGGCATATTTATCGGCAGTTTGCACTCAGCTAACTTACCAATAGCATACTGTTCCAATTGCAGATTGTTCTCTGCTTCTACTGGAGCCATACCGTCTTTGTAGTCGATAATCTCCAGCACGTTACCAGCAATAATTTGAACGTCCACGGTGCCTGATAAATCATCACGACCAGTAAACCACTTTGGGTCAACTCGCGTTTCAGATATGACTTGAGCATCCGCGCAGTCCTTCACACGCTCTTTGATGTAATCAATGGCAATCTTTACACGGGCAGCGCGGTCAGCATCAACCACAAATTCACCGTCATCGTCTGCAAACTTTTCACCAACTTCACCAGTTGGGTCGGACAGTCCATTATTGATGCAGTGCTCCAGCAGTGTATGCGTATGCGTCCCGTCAATGGCAGCAGCGTTGTTACGTTCTTCAGGGAACTTAGCTTCCTCACGGACGCTACCGGGGCATAACGCCCAACGATGCCGCTTGGATGGTGATAGTTGGGCGTGCGTACTCATTACGCTGCTTTCAGTGCTTCAATACCTTGATGCAATGCCCCGTAGTGTTCAGGCTTCACATCGTTTATGTTTTGGTATCCAAGACCAGTTAAGATGTTTTGAATCTGTGCGCCCTTCTGTGGCCCCATAGCTTTATATGCACCCATTACATAGTCAATTAGACCTTTACCATCGGTAAACGGTGCGCTAGTGTTAGCGGCAACAGGTGCGGGTGCTGCTACTGGTGCGAACGTAGGTGGTGCTGGCATAGCAGGTGCAGGTGCAGGTGCAGGAGTTGGCGCAGGTGCAGGGGTTGGTGCTGGCATAACAGGTGCAACAGGTGCAGCTACTGGTTCGGGTGTAGATGCTACAGGTGCAGCAATTACATTACCTTTACTTTTTACAGCGTTGGTGAGTTCGATTACAGCGGCGGTCAAAGCAGCTAATTGGTTTTCAATTGACATAGAGTTCTCCAAGTTTACGAGTTACAGGGGGTTTGATTTGGATACGGTTCTCAATGAACGCATCCACTATTTCGCGCAAGACCTCAGACGGTTTACCAATCTTGATTGCCTTATCGCAAAATTGCTTGTACTGTTCGCTAGTTACACGGACAGATAAAAAATGATTGCGGGTTTCAGAAGTCATAATAAAATTCCTCACTAATTGTTTGTCAGTGTATCACGACTGCGTTACAATGGTCAAACAATTTGCAAACTTTTTTACGCTTCTGCAAAAAAATAGCCGCGTTGCGAGCGCGGCATTAGAGGAGTACCTAAGTTGAGACATAGTTTACGCGGAGCACGCAAACCGGAATCATTATATGACATCTTTACAAACAGTCCAATCTCACCCTGCATCGGTGGATGCGTATATTCGCCAAGGGTGGAGTCTAGTTCCTATTCCATTCGGCACTAAAGGCCCACGTTCTACAGGTTGGAACCTAAAAGAAAACGCTTTAAAGTCCCAATCTGACTTGCCATTGGGTTATGGTATCGGTCTAGCCCATGCGTATAGTGGCACTATGGCACTGGATATAGACAATTGGGTTATCGCCAGTACAGTGTTAGCTGACTATGGTATAGACCTGCAACTACTCTACGATGCACCCGACGCAGTAGTTATTAACTCAGGTAAACCGGGCCACGGTAAACTGCTTTACGCTATGCCATTCGGTGCTGTATTACCAAGTAAAAAGGTGATGCACAACAACATCACGGTGTATGAATTACGCTGTGCCACTGCATCAGGCTTGACCGTCCAAGACGTTTTGCCACCATCTATCCATCCTGAAACGCAACAGTCTTATACATGGGCTGGTAAAGGTCATTGGACACGCTTACCAATTATCCCTCAGATGTTGCTTGACTTGTGGAATGGTATGTTGGAGCAGGACAAACAGCGTACCATTGCCACGGCTGGTACGGTTGATGCTTCATGGGAAGAAATACGTCAAGCACTTGAGCATATATCTCCTGACTGTTCCTACGATGACTGGGTAAACATTGGTATGGCTCTGCATTGGGCTGGTTCTCAGACTGACCAGTTAGACCAAGCACTTGCACTCTACAACGATTGGAGTGCCACGGCTCAGACTAAGTATGCCGGCGAGAAGAATATTTTAATGAAGTGGGGTAGTTTTTCTACTGCCAAGTCAACCGCTATTAAACTTGGAACGTTATTCCATATTGCACGTCAAAACGGCTGGACACGTCCCATGCCTGATGTGTCCGACTTGTTTGGTAAAGTTGAAAACAAGTCACCCCATGATGTCATTGAAGGTCTGCGCCCAAAACGTCCAGAAATGAACATGGCAATCTGGCCTAGTGTGTTGTCCACTCGTGCAGAAGAAGTAGCGGAAAGTGTGGGCTGTGACCCTTTGGTGCCTTTGTACGCTGGTTTAGCCGCTGTCTGCGGCGTGATTGATGCCCGTATGCGATTGGAACTCATGCCGGGCTTTAAAGTTCCACCTGTTCTGTGGCTTATGACTGTAGGCGACCCTGCCGACAAGAAGTCCCCCGGCTCACGTCCCATGTTATCGCCACTGCGAGACATTGAAGCAGAAGATAGACCACGTTATGGGAAAGAACTGCTTGATTGGGAGGGCAAGGAAGCCGCCTATGCCAGCGCAAAAAAGTCATTCCTTGAATGGTCAGCATCGCCTGATGCACTCATGGGTGCTGACCAAGCACCACCTGTACCGGATATGCCACCGCAACCCGTACCATTGAAAATCACTATATCGGACATTACCAGTCAAAAGCTGGTACGTACTGCTGCTGACCGTCCAAGGGGTTTACTATGCCACCTTGATGAAATGAACTCATGGGTACGAAAACTTACCGATAAGACTACTGGTGAAGACAGGTCTGCATGGGTTGTGTCCTATGAGTCTGAGCATTATGAGATGGACAGGGTTGGTGCTGGTTCTATCCATGCGGAAAACCTTGCAGTTGCCATTTATGGGAACATACAACCCCAAGTGTTAAAAGCCAATTTTTCATCGTTATCTGCTGATGGTCTACTGCAACGGTTTATTCCTGCTCTGCTACGTCCACGTAAGACCAAACTAGGCCAGCCAATACCGGAATATCTTACCAGTGGTGAAGTATGGTCAAACACTCTACGGTTAATCTATGCTCTGCCACCTCAAACCTACCGGCTATCACCCGATGCATTCGATGTGTATCGTGCATTCCAATCATGGTATGAGCAAGCTAAACAGGATGAACGCTTATTGTCTGCTGGTGTGGAGTACATGACAGCGTTCGGTAAACTAGAGGGTTTAACTGGTCGGATGTGTTTAATATGGCACGTTATCGAGTCGCCATTTAGCCCTACCATATCCGCTGACCTTATGCACCGAGTGATTGATTTAGTACGTGGTTACATCATTCCAGCTTACCGTTGGATGTATGGTGAACTATGCGAGGATGATAATTTTACTAACTGGGTCATTGAGCATATAGTGCAAAATAGCGCAGATTTACGGACTGTTGATTTTAGAAGCATCAGGCGTTCGGCTCGTAGAGTATTTGAAAAAATGCCACTTCTAACCGAACACCAGAAAATGCAAATGGTGCTCGATTCCATGAGTGTGCTTGAATCGTCCGGTTGGGCTATTAAGACTGAAGAAGAACTACACAAGCAGCGCATCGTCTGGGCCATAAATCCAAACCTCCCGGCATTGTTTAAAGAATATCGAGAGGATGTGATTAGGGCCAAGCAACGCCATGCTGACTACATCTACAGATATGCCTACGATAAGGGTTACAAGCGTAAACTGGTCAAGGGGTACGACCCCGATACAATGGATTGATTTATTTTAATCGTGATGTATCAATAACCATCATATTTTGCATATAAACCTGAAACGATGCCTTTGTGTCTTTCTCCAAGGGCATTTTTGCTATACGTTCCATCAGTTCTGTTAATGCGCTATTCCATCCAGAAACAAACACCCATTTAGCAGCGTCATTCTCTGACAAGTCCATCGCGCCATATAAATCTCTAAAGTGTTCTAATACGTCCATTTTTAGCCCCTACAAGCGATTTTTTTAGATTATGTGGTACTTTGGTATACCCATGCGTAAAAAGCCCCTGACGGGGCTGTAATGAGTTTATAAGCTAGTCTTTGAACCATTCTTCTATCAGTCCAACGGCAACGGCAACAGATACGGCCACAATAACTGTAATCATTGTGGTACGTCCATGAGTGCTGATTCAAGCCTGCATACTTCATCCTGCAATTGTTTAACCTCTTGCTCAAGGTCAACGATACGTGCGAATAGTTCAGCCGTACCATAAAAGCCTTCGGCATAGGCTAATCGTTCTGCTTCACTAGCTGGTAGTCGTAATAGGTCAATCATCTTTTGCTCTCCTGAATGGCTATGCTTGCATATTGCTGGAATAAAGCTTTAGTGCTTTCAATGTGGCGAACTATGGCTTGTGGTGGCTCATATTCGATTAACTCAATGAACCATATATTGTTATCTTCGCCGTTGGCTATCATGGTCAGAATGGTAGAGTAATCTACCCCATCAGGATAGCCCTCAAGCCATTGGGCTAGTGCGAATGCTTCAGATGTAGTCACGGTGTCACCTTATTTGCGTCACGAATGCCGCGCATATAGGCATCTATCAATTCAGACAACTGACGGGCTGGGATATGCCCCATGTTGAATACGTCAGATTCCCCCGTAGACTGGTGCATTTTATGAAGTGAAAATCCGCCATATGCCGATCTAATGAAATAAACACCTTCAACACCACCGGTAATCTTGTCGTTTTCATCATATGTGTAAATCTCATCATCAAGATTAAATAGTCGGTTTAAATTGCTTACTTGTGTAAGCAGAAATTGTTTTGTTATGCGTTGCTTCATGGTAAGACTCCAAAAAATTACAGTTACAGGGTTACACGGTGCAAAGCCGCACCCATAAGACCACGATTACGCATGGCCTTATAGAACGGCCTTAATACCAGGTTGGAGCGCTTACAACCTCAGGATATGCCCTAAGAGGCATAACGTAGGCATGGACTACATCATTAAGGCTGCAATAGCCTACACTATCGCCATTTTGCTGCACGATATAAGGTAGTACCCGCTTATTGATAATCTGACCAGCCTTGTTAACCAGTGCCAAGTAGTCGGGGTTGAAATACGCACGCTCTCCGGTTTGTGGTGCTTTGACCACTCTGCGCCAATCAGGATAAACACCATCCAGAACTGGTACGGTTACTGCACCACCAGTACCAGTTAGTTTAACTTGATTGTCAGGCATGGTATCAATCTTGATGCTGTACTTATTGGTCTTTAAAATAGCTTCGATATGGTCACGGTGCACCAGCACGCTGCACGATTCGCGGCCTTGGGTTTCATCAATACGCGCTACAGCTATGCAATAGCCGTTGGTAGCTACTGCGCATGTGCCGGTGTTAGTAGTCTCAAAATAAACACCATTGAGATAATAGCGATTGTCCTGCTTAGCAGCGAACATTAGCAAGGCTTTAAGGGTAGATGCTTCAATGGTAGCGTTAAACATAAGATTACTCCAAAAAATTACAAGGTTACAGATTACATGATGCAAAGCGCATCAGATAGGCCACGATTGAGCATGGCCTATCGGATTACATTACATAGGCAAAGTACAACGCCATTGGTAAACCAATCACAGCAGACACAATCAGGGCTTCGGTAAAGTTACGCATTCATTTACTCCAAAGTAAAGCATTGATGACATAAGGTAAGCATACAAGGCATACCAAAGATAAGCGAAGGATAATCATTTAGTTACTCCATGAATTCTATTTAACAATGCCAGTCGTTCATTTTGAGCTTTTTCGAGCCATGCTAAGCCAACTACAAAACCAACTATTGTCAATGTGGCGATTGTGTATAAAAAGATTGTTTCCATTTAGTTACTCCATTACGTTTAAGATGTTTCTATTGTAGCACGATTGTTTAACGTGTCAATAGAAACATCGAAATAAAAACATCCTTTTTTTACCGATGTTTTTTCTTCTTGTTTACTGTTGTTTAACTTTGTGACAATTTGCCCTTTTATCTTAGGGGGTCGATTTTAGGAATCTGGGGAAAAAGACGTTTCAAAAAATGGTATAGAACAAGGATGCGCGCGCGCGAAGTAACAATTGTCACAAAAACCCGCAAAACAGCAAACATCAAAATTCTGCCGATGTTTTGACCAGGTAAACATCAAAATTCTAGCCATGTTTCAAGAAACATCGGTAAATCACGGATGTTTCAATGACGCATCAAACTGTGCGCACAATCCACACATTGCACCGAACATCAAAATTCTGCCGATGTTTTGCTGCTCCTCCTGCTGCTGCTCGATTCCTGCTGGTGAAAACGACCCCCCCCCGCCCCTACGCCCCCAAAGGTCCGGCGGCGACCGTGACTGCGCAGGCTGGCATCACGAAACCCGTGAAAATTTTTTTAGAATTGAATGTGTGACAAGTAAGACAAAACCCGTGAAAATTTTTTTAGAATTTTTTCTGTACAACAAACGTAACACATGACCCAACAATATTCACGAAACAAGTTCCATGTGCTACCATAGCTGTACTATGGAACAATCGTTTACTAATTCTGTAGGTACAACTGTCACGGGCAGTGAAACATCGACACCATTACCCACTTGGCTTTCTGTGCCTGACCCCAAACCACCACGGCTACCAGTACAAGCCCGTGAACTGTTGCACGTGCAATATGAGCAAATGTTTGAGCGTGTCATTGAAGATATATACCGTGGGCGTTCACTTCAATCACTGATACGTGACGACCATCGGGAAGTTTCGTATGAGGATTTCTTACGTTGGGTTAAAAAAGACCCAATGCGCCATGAACGGTTTAAAGAAGCGCAGGAAATGCGTACTGAGTTTTTGGCTAGTGAAATTTTACAAATTGCCGATGGTATAGATTCAATAGAACCTGCATCTAATGATGCGGTTAATCGGGACAAGTTACGGATTGATACGCGCAAATGGTTGATGGGTGCGCATAACAAGAAACGGTATGGTGAGATTAAACAAGTGGAGGTTGCCACGTCCATATCCATTACCGACGCACTGGCGCAGGCACAAGCCCGCGTAATTGATGCTGAAGTGGCTGATGTAATAGATAACTCCAACAACCTACAGATAGAACAGTAATGCAGAAACCACGTTATTCACCTGAAGATGAGCAGTTGTTGATGAGCCAGCTATGGTCTCCACAACTGAAGGATGACCCAGAAGCGTTTGTATTATTTGTGTTTCCTTGGGGTCAGAAGAATACCCCACTGGAGCACTTCAAGTCACCTCGCAAATGGCAGCGTGAAGTGTTACGTGAAATTCGGGACTTTATTAAGACTAATCGCAACAACATTACCAATGGTGAGTTGATTGATGCGATGCGACAAGCCGTATCATCTGGTCGTGGTGTGGGGAAGTCGGCACTGGTGAGTTGGTTAATCTTGTGGATGCTGACTACCAGAATAGGCAGTTCGGTTATTGTTAGTGCTAACAGTGAGTCGCAGTTGCGTAAGGTAACATGGGGTGAGTTGACCAAGTGGGTAACGATGGCGTTGAATGCACACTGGTGGGAACCAACGGCTACAAGTCTTAGCCCTGCACAATGGCTGACTGCACTGGTGGAGCGTGACCTGCGTAAAGGTACGCGGTACTGGGGTGCAGAGGGAAAGCTATGGTCAGAGGAGAACCCTGATGCCTATGCTGGTGTACACAACATGGACGGCATGATGGTGATATTCGATGAAGCGTCGGGTATACCAGATAGCATATGGTCAGTTGCAGCGGGGTTCTTTACAGAGAACATATTGGATAGGTATTGGCTGGCGTTTAGTAACGGTCGGCGTAACACTGGGTACTTTTACGAAGCGGTGGATGGGTCGAAGCGTGACTTCTGGCGTAGTCGGAAGATTGACGCTAGACAGGTAGAAGGTACGGACAAGACTATTTACCAGCAGATTATTAACGAGTATGGTGAGGACTCAGACGAAGCTCGCGTTGAAGTCTATGGTGACTTTCCTAAATCAGGTCAAGACCAGTTTATTTCACCCCATGTGGTAGACGACGCCATGAAACGCCCGCTGTACAAGGACATGACAGCACCAGTAGTTATTGGTGTTGACCCTGCACGCGGTGGTATGGACAGCACAGTGATTGCGGTACGTCAAGGTCGTGACATCATTGCCATCAAACGTTACCGTGGCGACGATACCATGACTACTGTTGGTCACGTTATTGATGCCATCGAGGAGTATCGCCCCACGTTGACCGTGATTGATGAAGGTGGGTTGGGCTACGGCATACTTGACAGATTAACAGAGCAGAAGTATAAAGTACGCGGGGTTAACTTTGGATGGAAAGCAAAAAACCCGGTAATGTGGGGTAACAAACGGGCTGAGATGTGGGGCGCAATGCGGGAATGGTTAAAAACCGCTGCAATACCTACAGATAGATTGCTAAAAAGTGATTTAACTGGTCCGATGAAAAAGCCCGATTCGTCCGGTACGATTTACTTGGAGGGCAAAAAGGAAATGAAGTCACGCGGTTTAGCATCACCAGATGCGGCTGATGCGATTGCTGTAACTTTTGCTTTCCCTGTTGCACATCGTGAGTATAATCCCCGTACAATTACTCGGTACAGTAATCAAGGCAGCGGTGTTGCTACTTCTTGGATGGGTGCATAATGGCAAAAAACGTATCATTGAGCGTAGGTCGCGGCGAAAAGTTACCCGTCAGCAAAGGCGCTGGTTTAACGGCTAAAGGGCGCGAGAAGTATAACCGTGAAACAGGTAGTAAATTAAAACCACCTGCACCAAACCCTAAGACTAAAGCCGATGAGGGACGTAAAAAGTCATTTTGTGCTCGTATGGGTGCTGTTGCTGCTAAAGCCAAAGATGGTGAGCGTGCTAAAGCATCGTTAAAACGCTGGAAGTGTTGATTATGGCTACTAAACCCGGTCTTTATGCTAACATTCACGCCAAACGTGCTCGTATTGCCGCTGGTAGCGGCGAGAAGATGCGCAAACCCGGCACTGCTGGCGCACCTACTGCTAAAGCCTTTAAAGAGTCGGCTAAGACAGCCAAAAAGGGGAAGAAATAATGCCATTGGTCAAGTCTCCATCTAAAGAAGCATTCCGTAAAAACGTTAAAGCGGAAATAGCTGCTGGTAAACCACAAAAACAAGCCGTGGCAATTGCATACGCTACAAAACGCCAAGCTGAAAAATCTAAGTCGTCAAAGAAAAGCTGCAAATGAAAAACCCGACAGGTCTTGACCAAGCTGGTGCTGTAGCTGCACGCGGTGGTTCTTACGTTAGCACCGACCACACTGATAAATTGTCTCAAATGCGCGATAGATTACGCATGGCAATTTCTTGTTATGCTGAGTCGCGTGAAGATGAACTGGACGACTTGCGCTTTATGGCAGGTTCACCAGATAATCAATGGCAGTGGCCGCAGGATGTATTAGCTACACGTGGTTCGGTGCAGGGTCAAACTGTTAACGCACGCCCATGTTTGACAATTAACAAGTTGCCGCAACACGTTCGTCAAGTAACCAACGAGCAACGGCAGAATCGCCCATCAGTAAAAGTTATTCCTGCTAACGATGAAGCCGATGCTGACGTAGCTGAAGTATTTAATGGCATGATTCGCCACATTGAGTATGTATCCGATGCTGACGTGGCATACGACACTGCTTGCGACAATCAGGTAACGTATGGCGAAGGTTACATACGCGTACTGACTGAGTATTGTGATGAGAACTCGTTTGACCAAGACATCCGTATTGGTCGTGTACGTAACTCGTTTAGTGTGTACATGGACCCGTTGATTCAAGACCCAACGGGTGCCGATGCTGAATGGTGTTTCATCACTGAGGACTTAACCCGTGAAGAATACCAACGGTTGTATCCTGATGCTGCACCGTTAACGTCTATTATGGCGCAGGGTATTGGCGACCAAGAGATTAGTCAATGGATTACAGAAAACACAATCCGCATTGCTGAGTATTTTTACATTCAGCATAGCAAAGGCACACTGGTAATGTTTCCTAACGGCATGACTGCGTTTAAGGATTCACCAGAAGCCAAAGAAATGTCACGCATGGGTGTTAAGCCAATTAGGGAGCGTGAAGTTGACCGCCGTAAGGTTATGTGGATGAAAACCAACGGTTACGAAGTGCTTGAAGAACGTGAATGGGCTGGTAAATACATTCCGATTGTTCGAGTCATTGGTAACGAGTTTGAGGTTGACGGACGCATCTTTATTTCTGGCATCATTCGCAATGCCAAAGATGCGCAGCGTATGTACAACTACTGGACTTCGCAAGAAGCTGAGATGTTGGCGCTGGCACCCAAGGCACCGTTTATTGGTTACGGTGGTCAGTTTGAAGGTTACGAGTACCAGTGGAAAACAGCCAACACACAAAACTGGCCGTATTTAGAAGTTAACCCAGACGTTACAGACGGTTCAGGTGCTGTTTTACCGTTGCCACAACGTGCTGCTCCACCATTGGCGCAGACAGGGCTTATACAAGCCAAAATGGGCGCTTCTGATGACATCAAAGCTGTTACAGGTCAGTATGATGCAAGCCTTGGCGCTGCTGGTAATGAGCGTTCAGGACGTGCTATTTTGGCGCGTGAACGTCAAGCAGATACGGGCACATATCACTACGTAGATAACTTGGCTCGTGCCGTTCGTCACGTTGGACGTCAATTGGTTGACCTGATACCTAAGATTTACGATACACAACGTATTGCCCGTACCATTGGTGTAGATGGCGAGACTAGCATGGTCAAAATTAACCCTGACCAGCCAGAACCAACGCGTAAGATTGTCAATCAAGCCGGTGTGGTGATTGACAAGATTTATAACCCATCTGTAGGTAAGTACGACGTTGTTGTTACTACTGGTCCGAGCTACATGACTAAACGCCAAGAGTCTATGGATGCGATGTCCCAGATTCTGCAAGGCAATCCGCAGCTATGGGGCGTTGCTGGCGACTTGTTTGTTAAAAACATGGACTGGCCCGGTGCTGCTGAAATGGCACAACGGTTGCGTAAAACCATTGACCCGAAAGTATTGGCTGACACTGATAATGACCCTGCGTTACAAGCTGCACAAATGCAGATGCAAGCTATGCAGCAAGAAATGCAGCAAATGGCATCTATGTTGCAAAACGTCAATCAATCAATGGAAGCACAAGAACTGCGGATTAAAGAATACGACGCAGAAACTAAACGCATATCCGCTGTATCAGCAGGTATGACACCTGACCAAGTTCAAGATGTTGTAATGCAAACATTGCGTGATGTAATGAACACTGGTGATATGGTAATTGCGCAACAAAACGCACCACAAATGCCCGTACCCGCTGAACAAATACCACCCGAAGGAATGATGTAATGAGTTGCGAAAACTTCTTAGGTCAGTTATTTTTAGCACGAGATGTTGCGCATTCAGTGCATTTAAACACCCGTAGTTATGCTAAACACAAAGCCCTTGGTCATTTTTACGAAGATGTAATTGAACTTGTGGATAAGTTTGCTGAAGCATACCAAGGGCGTAAAGGATTGATAGGCCCTATATCCTTGCAGTCTGCGCGTAAAAACGGTAACATCATTGAGTTTTTGCAAGACTCGATGGAACAAATTGAAGAAATGCGTTATACGGTAGTAGACAAAACAGATACACCGTTGCAAAATATCATTGATGAAATAATTGGGTTATACTTGACCACACTATACAAGTTGAAGTTTTTAGCTTAAGGATTAGCAATGGAATTGCTTAAACCAATGACCAAAGCGGATTTTCCCGCACAAACAGCGTCGTACACCGGCACCGTTGCTAGTACTACCGGCTGGAACGCTGGCCCGCAAGGTGTTGTTGTGTGGTCTGACCAAGCTTGCTACGTTGAAGTAGGCGAGGGTGCTGTAGCAACTACTGCTAGTACCCCGATTCCTCCATTTACACCTATTCCGTTTGCTGTACCTATTACAACATCGGGCGTATGGCGTGTTAGTGCCATTCGTGTGTCAAACGATGGTGTGATTTACTGCAAACCGATTAACAAAGAATGAGTTTCTTTGGCGTTGCAATTCGCAATTCACTAGCCATTGGGTTAGGTGGAATCGTATGCTTGTTTTCCGGTCGAGCACATGACCAAGCACAAGGCGATTTGCTAACCGAAAGTAATGATAACCTAGTCCAAGAGGACGGCGGGTTAATCTTATTGGAGTAATACATGGCCGTCAATCTTTCCCCTGTCGGCGGCGTTGCAGCCCAATTTTTTACAAATACTAGCGCACCTGTACCGTTGAACGGCGGTAAAATTTTTACATACGCTGCTGGTACTACTACACCACAAGTTGCATACACAACATCACAAGGTAACATACCTTGGTCAAATCCTATTGTTTTAAACTCCGCAGGTCGTGTACCCAGTAGTGGTGAAATCTGGATTACTGACGGTTTAATTTACAAATTTGTACTTAAAGACGCCAACGATGTTTTAATTGCTACTTACGACAACATCACCGGCATCAACTCCAATTCTGTTGCGTACACTAATCAGCAAGAAATTGCTACAGCTACCGCAGGTCAAACAGTTTTTAACCTTGGTATCAATTACCAGCCCGGAACTAACAGTTTGTCAGTGTTTGTAGACGGTGTAAATCAGTACGGCCCCGGTGCTCAATACGCTTACACTGAAACTGACAGCAACACGGTAACGTTTAATAGTGGCCTTCACGTAGGCGCATTGGTTAAGTTTACCACTACGCAACAACAAGGTGCTGGCGCTGTAGATGCTGAACAAGTGTCATATGACCCACCGTTTACAAATTCTGTAACGACTAATGTCGAGGTTAAATTAGCGCAAACAGTTAGCGTATTAGATTTTGGCGCAATTGGCGATGGTGTTACAAACGATTGGGAGGCTTGTCAAAAAGCCTGTGATTACATCCAAGGGCTTGGGGGCGGCACAGTAATTTTTCCCGCAGGCAAAACTTTTCGCATTGCAGGCAACACAATCATTATTTGGGGTAACAACGTCAATTTGATTGGTTATGGGGCAACGCTCTATAAAGACAACGCAGGTGGTTCTGCGGGGTATTATGGCGACGCGCTCACTGTTTTTGGCAAAGCAACTGGCTATTTGTACTACTCTCCACAAGTTGCTGGTGGATCATACACATCGCCTGCAACCTACAACGGCCCTAACGTACCATCTACAAATATCAATATTGAGGGTTTTACCGTTACTTTTGGAACGCATACGACGGATTCCATCAACGGGATTTCTGGCGACAACTTGGCGCACGTTACCGTAAAAAATTGCTACGTCGAAAACGCTCCTCAAACAAGTTTTGCGTGGGTTGCCACAGAAAACAGAAGTTGCATCCACATTACGATGGACAACTGTTTTTCTGATGGCGCAGGGATGCAAGCGTTCCGTTTCAACTCTTACGACACGAATCCTAACGATGCAGGGGAAATGTTCGCTAAGGTTATCAATTGTCGGTCAGAAAACACTCAATTGACCGTTGTGTCTCCTTGGCCTGAGCAATATGGTCTGCCATCATCGGCATTTGTTCGTGCTTCTGGTAATGACATTCAATTCCAAGTATCGTTTGATAACTGCCAGTTTGACGCTACAACACATTTGCTAGATGGATACCGCACTACCAGTTTTCGCAATTGTCGAATGGGGTTTGTGTTTGCGTTAAATGCTAGCCCCGCTTGCGCGTTGATGTTTGATAATTGCAGATTCCGCGCTTTTGATAAAGCAACAGGGTTTGGCGGTATTGATGCCCAATTGTTTGGGCGTAACACATCAAATGACAAGGCTGTAATTACAGTGAAAGCCTGCACGTTTGAAACACCCGTTGCTGGCGATTACAACATTTACAACCGAGGGTTTGACCTTGACGTTTCAGATTGCACAGGAGACATGGCAATCTATGGCATCGACTGGTCAACGGATACGCCGTCTATGATGGTAAAAAATTGTACGCTTCAAAACCCTGGCTCATCGGCTATTACGTTTGCAGGGCAAAACGTAAACGTGTCTAGTTGCACAGTCAAATCGCCAATCAACATCATTCAGCCTGGGGCTAAATCAGTTACTGTTCAAGACAACAAATTTATTGTTGACAACACTTTTGCGACATATTGTGTTGTTGTGACTAATGGAAACGTATCGGCAGTTAACAACATTGTTGACTACACAAGCAACGCTTACGCCACCGTTTTGATTGCGCCGATTGCAAACACAATGCTTAAAGCAAACCAATATCTGTATGCTGGTGGTACAGAGCTGTCTTACGACGAGAGTTACGCAACAGCTACTCCGTCTACGGGCTATTGGCAAAGGACTTCTCGCATCATCAACTCACAGCCATCTGGCGGCCAACCCAAAGCATGGGTTTGCACGGTAGCAGGCGCACCGGGCACTTGGGTGTCTGAAGGCAATCTGTAAAGGATAGATCATGGCCGACAAAAAGATTTCTCAGCTTACTGGCGCCACCACGCCGCTTGGCGGCACTGAAGAAGTGCCGTTGGTTCAAAGCAGTACGACTAAAAAAGTGACTGTGGAAAATCTTACCGCAGGCCGGTCTGTTGCCGCAGCGTCGTTTCAAGCAAACGGGCGAATCGTGTACGGCGCAACCGCCATCTATGATGTTCCTGGGCCAACTGGAAACAATACGGGCCTTAGCTTTAGCGGCAATCTTTATTTGCCTGTTGATGGCACCGGGACGCTAACAAATGGTGTCGTAAGTATCGGATCGTCTTCGTACCGATACAACGACATTCATATTGCGGGCAACGTGATTCCTGGCACCGCAGCCAAAGGCATCAATTTCACCGCCAACACGCCCGCAGCGGGCATGACGAGCCAGTTGCTGAACTGGTACGAGGAAGGGACTTGGACGCCCAGTGTAATATCATCTAGTGGAACAATTACTACGGTTGGAACTTGTACGGGACAGTACACACGAATTGGTCGTCAAATTACGCTGTCAATGGATTTGCGTATTACAAACAATGGCACCGGTGCAGGATACTTAAAAGTTACCGGGATTCCTTTTAATATGGGAGCAACATTATACGGCGCTGGTGTTGGTTCGGAAATTAACGTTACCGGAAAAATGTTGCAACTGTCAGGAATTAGCACAACTGAAATTGCAATTACAAATTATGATGGAACTTACCCAGGCGCTACAGGTTTTCGCGCAAATTTAGTGTGGACATATTTTGTCTAAGGATTAATCATGGCGCTGACCAAAGTTTCTTACTCTATGATTACCGGTTCTCCGGTAAACGTGCTTGATTATGCCGATTTGGTTGTTACCAGAACTGGCCCTTTACGTGGAGTTGACCCATCTACAGGTTGGCTTGGGTCTAGTTACGAAGATTGGCAAGCTGCAATTCAAGCTGCTTTTGATGCTGCGGAAAATGGTTCAGTTGTGTTACCCGACAAAGGAAGTCCTTACGTCATTAGTGATGTGGTAATTCTTCGCACAAACACTACGTTTTATTGCGATGGTTGGATTAAGTTAGGTAACGCTACAACCGGAGGTGGTATAGCGGGCACACTAGATGGCTCTAGTAATTGCACCATTTACGGTTTGAAAATTGATGGGAGCAACATTTACACAGGTGGCAGCGGAGAAAACGGATGGGGATTTGGTGGTTCCTACCATCGCCTTAACGGTGGACACATTAAAAATTGCGCTAGAGGGGCATCCAATGGCGACGGTGGTAAAGGTATTCAAAACGAAACTGAATACGGAAACATTATAATTGATGGTGTGTCGTTTGAAAATTGTTTTATGGCGATGAGCACGCGCCAAGAGCATATTCTGCACGCATACGATTGTGGCCCTCAAATTTTTTCAAACATTACAGCTGAAAATTGTAATATTTTATTTTTTGTTGAATACGCTGGTGTTGGGTCAGCACCTGACGGCAAAAAACATTCTGTCGTGCTTGATGGTTTTTCAGCAAGAAATTGTGGCAATTTTGAAGGCGCACTACAGTTTAGCAACGCTGGTAATGTACTCGTTTCCAATGGTTTAATTATTAACCCCGGATTTATCACCCCTGCGTTTATTCGCGGTCGGCATCGGTATTGCCAGTTTAATAACTTGCAATTTTCTGGCAATTGCACAAACATCATTAATAATTCTCCTGGAACTTATTCTCCGCTTACGGCAGGTTCAGAACAAAATACTTACGCAATACAACATATCGGTACTATTTCAACCGCAATCGGAAGTTCCGTAACGGTTGACCGAGTTATTGCAAACTCATTTATCAATCTAACAATTGACACTGATGTAAGTAGCGGGCTAGTAGATTCTGACGTTGATGACACATCAACAAACTGCGTAATTACTTTTGACGATAAAGTATTACGCGGTTCTACTACGTTTATTGCTACTTATTGCCCAACTTTTGCAACAGTTGGTTGGACTGGGGATGTTATTGGAAATTGCCAGGCGGGTGTTTGGACTCCGACGATTACATCTAGTAGTGGAGTTATTACCACAATATCCAATGTTGTTGGTTTGTACCGTAAAGTTGGACGTCAAGTAAACTTGTTTTTAACTTTTGATATTACAAACAACGGAACCGGGTCAGGAGCGTTACTATTGTCCACAAGCACTTTGCCAGCTAGTGTGACCCCACCAGTACAAGGAACAACGGGTACGTTTACAGAAAATACTATCGGACCGTTTTTTGGTTTTGCGTATAATCCCGGTACAGGCGGTAATCCACTGGGGTTGTTGAAATATGACGCAACTTACCCCGGTGTTACTGGTGGTAGATACTCTTGCGCAATTCAGTATTCTGTTGCCAATTAACTGATTGACACCGCGCCTTCTTAGCGCATAATCTGAGAACTGTATCGGCCCAGTAGACCGAGGATTCTAAGGAATCAGTAAATGACTGAAGAAGTCCAAAACTTAGCGGAAGTTGAAACCGCGCCAGCACCCGAAGTGACGGCCACTACGGATAATGCACAAAACGCGCCGGAGGAAAATGTTAGTGAGCAGCAAAAGACCTTTACACAAGAGGAATTGGATGCAATCATTAGCAAACGCCTTGCTAAAGAGCAGAGAAAATGGGAACGAGAGCAAAAGACACGGGCAATACCCAAGCCTGTAGTTTCTGCTGAGTTACCGAGTGTTGACCAATTTGAAACACCAGAAGCCTATGCTGATGCACTGGCAGAACGGAAAGCGGTAGAGTTGATAGCACAACGGGAAGCGCAACAGAAACACGCTGAAACTCTCGAAGCGTATCATGAACGTGAAGAAGAAATACGGAACAAGTATGATGACTTTGAACAAGTTGCATACAATCCAAAACTCCCAGTCACGGACGTAATGGCGCAGACGATTCAAGCATCTGACATTGGGCCAGAGATAGCTTACTATCTTGGGTCTAATCCGAAAGAAGCTGACCGTATTTCCAGATTAACGCCTTTTATGCAAGCAAAAGAAATTGGACGGATTGAAGCTCGTTTGAGCGATAATCCACCAGTAAAGAAACCGTCGAGTGCTCCCGCACCGATTGCGCCGGTTACTCCAAGGGGTAACACTGGTAAGACTTATGATACGACCGACCCGCGTTCCGTTAAGGAAATGTCAACATCGGAGTGGATTGAGGCTGAACGTCAACGGCAAATAAAGAAGTGGGAAGCGCAAAGACTTCGCTAATTTTTGAAAGGTAGATAAACATGGCTAATTCATTATTGACGATTGACATGATTACTCGCAAGGCTCTTGAAATCCTTGAGAATAATCTGGTCATCACCCGCAACGTAAACCGTCAGTATGACGACTCTTTCGCTGTTGAAGGCGCAAAGATTGGTTCTACTCTGCGTATCCGTTTACCCGACCGCGCTCTGGTTACTGACGGTGCAGCTTTGCAAGTGCAAGCTGACAACGAACAGTTCACCACTTTGACCGTTGCATCGCAAAAGCATATTGGTGTTAACTTCACATCTGCTGAATTGACTTTGCAATTAGACGACTTTGCAGAGCGTGTTCTGAAACCTCGTATTAGCCAATTGGCTGCATCTATTGATGCTGACGTTGCTAACAGCTTCAAGAACGTATATCAGTCTGTAGGTACACCCGGTATTACTCCTGCTACTTCTTTGGTTCTGTTGCAAGGTCAACAAAAACTGAACGAGTCTGCTGCTGTAATGTCCCCACGTTACGCTACTGTAAACCCTGCTGCTAATGCTGGCTTGGTTGAAGGCATGAAAGGTTTGTTCAACCCCACCGACACTATCAGCCGCCAGTTCAAAAACGGCATGATGGGTATGGGCGTGTTGGGTTACGAAGAAATCAATATGTCTCAGTCTATCAAGAACTTTACAACCGGCACCCGTACCAACGGTACAACCGCTGCTGCTGTAACTTCTGAAGGCGCTACTAGCATTTCCTTGACCATCAACGCAGGTGGTACATTGAACGTTGGTGACGTGTTTACCGTGGCTGACTGCTTTGCTGTAAACCCACAAACCCGTGAATCTACTGGTTCACTGCAACAGTTTGTTGTTACCCAAGCTGCTACTGCTGATGGTGGTGGTGCTGTCACTGTTAGTGTTTCTCCTGCTATCTACACAGCTAGCAACGCTTTGGCAACTGTAAACACTTTCCCCGGTAACGGTAAAGCTGTAACTTTTGTTGGTGCTGCAAGTTCTTCTTTTGCACAGAACCTGATTTACCACAAAGACGCTATCACTTTCGCAACTGCCGATTTGATGATGCCACAAGGTGTTGACATGGCTTCTCGCCAAGTTCACAATGGTATTTCGATGCGTATTGTTCGTCAGTACGACATCAACAATGACCGTATGCCTTGCCGTATTGACGTTCTGTACGGTTACAGCGTCATTCGTCCACAAATGGCTGTCCGTATGTGGGGCGCTTAATTAACTCGTATCGAAAGGATTTATCATGGCACTCTCTAATGGAACTGGTGGTTATCAGGTAGGCGCAGGCGCAACCGACGAACCGTTACTGTTTGTTCAAGGCGCTCCCACTGCTTTAACCGCTGCTGCAACTGCAACTCCGGCTCAATTGGCAAATGGTTTGTTTACTTTCAACGGTACTGCTGGCAATTTGACTTTGCCAACTGTTGCTGATTTAGAGCAAGCATTTCCATCTGCTGCCCGTGTAAACCAAGCCTTTGACTTCTTTGTTGTCAATATTGACGCATCGGGTTCTGACTCTGTTACATTGGCTATTGGTACTGGCTGGACTATTGTTGGCGCTGCTGCTGTTGTGGTAAACACATCGGCTCATTTCCGCGCCCGTAAGACCGGCGACAGCACTTGGACTGCATACCGCATCAGCTAATAACTAGGGGGTGTAACAGCCCCCTATTTAACAAGGATTTATCATGGCAAACAATAAACCTATTGGTGTTGCGTATGCTGACCCTGCTTTAGACAGTTACCAAGTTGGTACGTCGTCGGAGCCGGTTGTTCAGTCTTTAGCCGGTAACGTTACCCAGTTGTACGCTACTGCTTCTCACGCATCTGGTGGTGTCCGTGGTTATTATTCACGTGTAAATTTCACAGGCGCTGGTGCTGGTGAAACTCTGCGTGCATTTTCTACCGTGGCTGCTGCACAAGGTGCCGGTCAAACAACCAATGGCGCACACATTTCTATGTCTGTTAACTCTGGTGGTTCCATCAGTGGTGCAGGTAATGCTTTGCGTGCAACTCTTGGTGTAGCTGCTGGTGTAACACCCGGTGGTACTTTGGCTTCTATCCAAGTAGACTCAGATTTTCCTAGCAGTGTTACGTTGCCCGGTTCGGCTGCATTTTTGCGCTTTACCAACAGCAACACCGGCACTATTGACAATCTGATGAACGTGCCTGCTGCTATGGTTGTAGCTAAAGGTTCTTCTACTGGTTTTAGTCATGTCGTTAAGATTGTAGATAGCGCAGGCGCTACTTATTACTTAATGGCTACTAACAGTGCGCCGTAATGAGTATCAGCAAGGAGTTTATTCTTGCTGAGATAGAGCAGGTTCAGCGTGAGTTACAAAAAGCACAAGTTTTTGTGATTCAAGCTGAAACCTCTCTTTCTATTTACAGAATGTTGTTAAGTAAGTTAGAAGAACCCGTTAAAATGGAACCAGAAAAAGGAACAAAATAATGGCTGTAATTTACTTAAGACATCCAAAGTACGGTACTAAAGTTGCGTCGCTTGACCAAGAAGCTGAGTACGACAAAGAGCATGGATGGGAAGAATACGACCCATACGAAGAAGTAGCTGATGAAACTGCTACTGAACTGATGAACACCCTTCGATTAAAGAGACGTGGGCGCTCACGTCAGGAGAATGTAGAATGAGTACCAGTGCTGGCGACCTCATTAAAGGTTCATTGCGCTTAATTGGCGTTTTGGCTGAAAGTGAAGAACCGTCAGCGGCGACCATGCAAGATTCGATTGCGGCAATGAACGCAATGATTCAATCATGGGATACTGAGCGTTTATCCGTATTCAGTACACAGTCTCAGGTATTCTTTTGGCCCGCTGGTCAAGCTAAACGTACCCTTGGACCAACTGGTGACTTTGTGGGTGACAGACCCATTTTAGTAGATGATTCTACTTACTTTAAAGATAACAGTAGCGGATTGTCTTTTGGTATTAAGCTGATTAACCAGCAACAATACAACGGTATTGCGTTAAAGACTGTTACCAGCACATACCCGCAAGTCATGTGGGTTAACATGACTTATCCTAATATTGAAATGACCGTGTACCCCATTCCAACTAAAACACTGGAATGGTACATTGTGTCCGTGGAAAAGTTAACGGAAGTTAGCAGTGTTGCTACACCAATTGACTTTCCACCGGGTTATATTCGAGCATTCCGTTACAACTTAGCAATGGAACTAGCACCTGAGTTTGGTGTAGAACCTAGCCCGCAAGTGGTACGTATTGCCATGACCAGTAAACGCAATATTAAACGCATCAATAATCCTGATGACTTAATGGCAATACCATACCCATTGGTTGCAACTCGTCAGCGGTACAACATCTACGCTAACAACTTCTGATGAAAACACCCATACTTGGCTCGACATACGTTGCTCGTTCGGTCAACGCTGCCGATGCGAGAATGGTAAACCTGTTTCCAGAAATAGTACCAGAAGCAGGAAAAGAACCTGCGTTTCTGCAACGTGCTCCCGGCTTACGTAAACTGGCAACTATAGGTAACGGCCCTATCCGTGGGTTATGGGAATACAACGGCTTTATGTACGTTGTTAGCGGCAACCAAGTGTACAAAGTTAATAGCAGCTACACAGCCACGTTATTAGGCACTGTAGCAAACGCTAGTGGCCCCGTAAGCATGGTAGACAATGGCACACAGCTATTCATTGCTTGTAACGGCCCTAGTTACATTTACAACGCTACTACCAATGTGTTTCAGCAGATTACAGACCCTGACTTTCCCGGTGCTGTTACCGTTGGTTATCTTGATGGTTACTTTGTATTTAACGAACCCAATAGTCAACGTATCTGGGTTACGAGTATTCTTGATGGTCTAAGTGTTGACCCATTAGATTTTGCCAGTGCGGAAGGCTCACCCGATGGTGTTGTAGGCATTATTGTTGACCATCGAGAAGTATGGGTGTTTGGTACAAATTCCGTTGAAGTCTGGTACGACGCTGCTACACAAGGGTTTCCTTTAGAACGTATCCAAGGAGCGTTTAATGAGTTGGGTTGTGCTGCGGCTTATTCTATTGCTAAGATGGACAATGGACTATTTTGGCTTGGTAAAGACGCTCGTGGTCAGGGTATTGTTTATCGCGCAAATGGTTATACTGGTCAACGCATCTCGACTCATGCCGTAGAGTGGCACATACAGCAATACGGTAACTTGTCAGACACCATTGGTTACACTTATCAGCAAGACGGTCACAGCTTCTACGTGCTGGTGTTTCCAAGTGCAGATACCACATGGGTTTACGATGTAGCTACTGGCGCATGGCATGAACGAGCAGGATTTACCAATGGTGTGTTTACTCGTCATCGTGGCAACTGCCAAGTGTTTTTCAACAATGAAGTAACCATAGGTGACTACCAAAACGGTAACATTTATGCTTTTGACCTTGATGTATACGCTGATGACGGCGCTATTCAGAAATGGTTACGTACGTGGCGTGCGTTACCTACAGGACAGAACAATCTAAAACGTAGCGCACAACATAGCCTACAGTTAGATTGCGAAACAGGTGTTGGATTAAATCTTGGTCAAGGTAGTAACCCAGAAGTCATGCTTCGTTGGAGTGATGATGGCGGTCACACTTGGAGCAATGAACACTGGGTAAGTATTGGTAAGATTGGTGAATATGGCCGACGTGCTATCTGGCGGCGTTTAGGCATGACCATGAAGATTCGTGATAGAGTTTACGAAGTGTCAATGACTGACCCCGTAAAGATTGCCATAATGGGCGCTGAGTTACAGATTAGCGGAACCAATGCGTAATGGCAAACATCACACTTACCAATATCACACCACCCCGTGTACCGCTGACTGACCAGCGTACAGGGTTAATCTCCCGTGAGTGGTATCGGTTTTTTCTAAATCTATTTGAATTAACAGGCGGCGGTCAAAACACTACGTCTTTGACAGACTTGCAGGTAGGGCCGCCGTTTCCAACACAAGAAGATATTACGGACATCAATGTAAACATTGAGTCATTGGAAAAACAACCAACGGAACAATCAGCATTAGACCAGATAGCCGAACTGCAAAAACAGATTCAAGGATTAGAAACACAGGTTTGTTGCCAAGTAAACGAAGTGTTTGAATTGCAAAAACACATTCAAGCGTTGGAGTTACAACGGCAACCAGAACTTGGCACGTTGTCGCAAATACAACAAGATAATGTACCGTGGATGACGTTTGACACCACACCGGAGTCAGTACCTACTGCTGTAGGTACGTTGGCTTGGGATGGCGGCACAACATTAGGTGTTCAAATGACAGCTAATGTGTTACTCAAAGTAGGTGAAGCTGAATATGTTTATGCCAAAGCATCAGCTACTATTACTAAAGGTCAATTGTGTTATCACACTGGCGCAGTAGGGTCATCTGGTGTTACTACAGTAGCACCAGCGCCAATTGGTTTAACTGACCCCAATGAGATTGTCGGTATTGCTGCTGAATCAATTGCGCTTAACGACTTCGGGTTAATCCAAGTTAGCGGTGACATAAAAGGATTTGATACCACTGGTAGTAGCGTTGGTGAAACATGGGCTGACGGAGACCCGTTGTACTACAACCCTGCGTATGTTGGTAGCATGACCAATGTTAAACCGTCTGCTCCCAACCAAAAGACCTATATGGGTGAAGTTATCAATGCGGGTTCTGGCGGTTCGGGTTCTATGCACATTCGCATCGTGCAAGGGTCTGTACTTGGCGGTACGGATAGTAACGTACAGTTCGGCACTCTTAACAATGGTGATTTAATCCAATATGATTCGACTTTGCAGTATTGGAAAAACGTAACTGCGTCGTCCGTAATTGCTGGTACTGCAACTGCACCTGTTACCAAGACTGCGGATTTTACTGTTGCTGCTGGTGAAAAGTGGATAATTAACAACAAGTCCGGTTCATCGTGTACAGTTACATTACCAACAGCATCAAGCAACACTGGGCGTGAATTGTATTTTTTAAATCATCAAGCACAAACACTGGTGTCTGCGTCAAGTAACGTAGTACCGTTAGCTGGCGGTTCTGCTACTACTGCCATATTGGAAGCTGTTGCTGGTTCTAATGCAACGCTTGTATCTGATGGAACAAACTGGATAATGATGCAGTACGATTCAAATAACGCACTGCAACTTGAATAAGGGGTTTTATTATGACTGTCACCGTTAAAGCATTAGTACCTGCTAAAACAGTAGAGAATACGCAGACTACTCAGTACACCGCTACTGGTGTTACTACCATCATTGACAAGTTTACATCTACAAATTACAGCGCAACGGCTGCAACAATTAGTGTTAACTTAGTCACATCTGCTGGTTCTGCTGGTAATCAAAACTTAATTACCAAAACCAAAACATTGCAACCCGCAGAAGTATATACTTTTCCAGAACTTGTTGGTCAAGTGTTGAATCCCGGTGACTTTATCAGTACCATTGCTGGTACAGCGTCTGCTATCAATATGCGCGTCAGTGGTCGTGAAGTTACCTGATAATGTTTGGCAAGTCATCAAAGATTATTACCAGATTACCGATGACTTGCGTGATGTTGTTGAAGAAAAAGCGGAAACGTATTTGTTTAACGGTGGCGCATTTTTATCAGTAGGAAACGAGATTGACTTGTTTGTTATTCCTGAGAAAAGAGGACACTGGCGTATGCGCACTGAAATAACAAAATACCTTGACGCTATGGGTAGACGGTACGGTAAAATTGTTGCGCGGATAAATGAATGTAACAGCCCTTCACTACGACTGGCGCGGCATTTCGGGTTTCATGAAGTAAGCCGAGAAAACGGCGTTGTTCGATTGGAGAAATAATTATGGGTCAGGCATTAGGTACAGTTCTTGGCGGTGTTGGCGGTTTCTTAGTAGGTGGGCCTGCGGGTGCTGCTATTGGCGCAAGCCTTGGTGGTAGTGTTGATGCTGCACGAGCAGGTGAACAACAAGCCGCTGCTGCACAACAAGCCGCTGGTACTTACGCATCATCTGCTGACCGTGCTGCTGAACTACAACGCGAGATGTTTGAACGTCAAGTTGCGTTACAAGAACCGTTTCGACAAGCGGGTATATCAGCACTAAACCGATTAGTTCCTTTAGCAACCGAGTACAAACCATTTGGAATGCAACAATTCCAACAAGACCCCGGTTATGCGTTTCGATTGTCTGAGGGTATGAAAGCACTTAACCAACAAGCCGCTGCCCGTGGTGGTCTGATGTCTGGTAATGCACTAAGAGCCGCACAACAATATGGTCAAGGGTTAGCATCACAAGAATACGAAAACGCTTTTAGACGTTATCAGCTAGAACGTGAAGCGCAACTAAATCCATTACAGTCATTGGCAAATGTTTCTCAAACAGGCGTTGGTAATTTAGGTGCTGCTGGTCAACAATACGCTAGTAATGTAGGTAATATTGGCATGGGTGCAGGTGCTGCACAAGGTAATGCGTTACTTGCTGCTGCACAAGCTAGAGGTAGTGCGTATAAAGGGATTGGTCAAACACTTGGTGGTGTATTTGGACAACCTGAAACACAGAACTATTTGGGTGGTTTGATGAACCAGTATGCTCCCACATTTGGTTATTCAGGTCAGTAAGGAACAATCATGGCTTTAAATTTTAATTTGCTAAACCCTGACTTACCTGAACAAATTGCAGGTAGTTTCCAACAAGGATACCAAGGGGCACAAGACCGCGCTAATGTATTAGAACAACGAGAACAACAAAAACGCGACAGAGTAGCGCGAATTATCCAAGATGGTGCTAAAGCTATTGTGGCAACACCCGGTGCTTACAAATCTGTATTTGCAAGAGTAAATAAAGTAACCGGTGTTCCGCTTGATGATGATGAAAGACGATACGACGAAGCATTTGCAACAGGTGGAGAAGATGCTGTAAAAAAATTAGCAATGGCAGATGCTAATTTTGATATAGAAACAGTTTTGTCTTTAAGAGACAGAGAAGCGTATGAAGCATATTTAAAAGGTCAACAACCTGCTACTATGCCAAGTGCTATGCCAAGTGCTGCACCAACTGTTGCGCAAAATGTAGATTTAAATAAGTATCCTCCCGTCAATCCTCTCATAACGTCAATAGGTTTATCGCAACCAAAGGCGCAACGAGTTACTAATGCGTTAGACCCTTCGATTATTGAAAGAGTGGGTTTATCACCACAAACTACTAACGCTTTAGCTCCTACACCCACTGCTCAAGCACCTGCTGCACCTGTTAATGCACTGGTTTCTGCACCAGTTGACCCAAGAGCAGCTATTCGAAATGAAATAGCACAATTGCTTAATTTTAAAGACCCTCGCGCTGCTGTCAGAATTAGACAATTGGAACAACAATTAACGGCAATGGAACCTCGTGTTGTAGGTGGTTCTGTATACTATCCTGACACTGGTGAATTCAAAACACCAACTAGACCATCAAGTAAACTAATTTCGGTATTAGTTAATGGTCAGCCTACGCTTGTACCAGAAGAACAAGCTGTTGGCATGACACCAGCTACAGCTCAAACAATGCGCAGAATGGGTGCAGGTGCTGCACCTAGTGCTGGTGGTGCTCGTGCTGGTGTACCTAAAGCAGAAGCTGGTGTAGCTGCTCCATTTTTAACTCGCAAAGAAATGGAAAAACGTGAAGCCGCGTTACCTAAAGCAACACAGGCTGTAAAAATTGTCGGCAACACTATGTCCACAATTGAACAAACCGTGGATAGATTGATTAACAACCCAGAAGGACTAAACGGTATTACTGGTTTGATTTATGGTCGCACACCTGGTATTACCGATGCAGCACGTCAAGCAGAAGCAGATTTGAATCAACTAAAAAATCTTGCATTTGTTCAAGGATTAACTGAATTACGTGAAGCATCTAAAACGGGCGCAGGTGTTGGTAACGTTTCCAACAAAGAAGGTGAACGTTTTGAGAACTTAAAAGCATCATTAGATCGTACACAATCTTTTGAATCGCTAAGTCAAGCATTATTGCGACTGAAAGCACAAGCACAATTTACTAAACAGTCACTGCAAGAAGCGTTTGATGACACATACCAATATCGTAGTGGTCAGGCTACGGCTGCACCATCAGCGACAAAAGCAACAGCACCTAACATTGATGCTTTACTTGAAAAGTACAAATAATTATGGCAACACTTGAACAACTTAGTGCCGCGTTGGTCAAGGCTGACGCAGCGGGAAATACCGAAGATGCAAAAGTGTTAGCTGATGCTATTCGTAAAATGCGTGTTGCTACACCAGAACAACCAAAAGCAGCACCAGAACAACCGTCAGAAATACCAATAAGACGTAATCAAGCTGAAGCCACTGGTTCATTACTACCATCAGCACAAACACTTGGAAACATTGCAGCGGGTGCATTGCGTGGTGCTGGTTCTATTGGTGCAACTTTAATTCGTCCATTTGAAACAGCAGAAGAAAATGCTGCTCGTCGTCGTGCAATGGATGAAGCATTAGCAAGCATGGGTGCACAACCAGAATCAACTATGTACGGTGTTGGTAAGTTCGCTGGTGAAATGGCGGGAACTGCTGGTGCGGGTGGTGCGTTAGCAATACCTGTAAAAGCTGCTGCACGTTTTGCACCAAGTGTTGCTGCACCTATCGCTACTGCTTTGGAAACAGGTGGTTTAGTTGCTAAAGTAACAGGTAGGCCAGTTAGTACCGCTGCACTTCGACTTGGTACTGGCGCAGCTACTGGTGCTGCTGGTGCCACATTGATTGAACCAACATTATCCAACATACAGACAGGTGCAACATTTGGCGCTGCCGTTCCTGTAGTTGCACCTTTGGTCGGTAAAGCCGTTGGTAAAGTAATGGATATTGGTAAAGGAACAAACCAATTAGCTGCTCAAATTGCTCGTGAATCTTTAGGTTCACCGGAACAAATTGCTGCTGCTCGTAATGCACTTCAAAAAGCACAGCAACAAGGTTTAGATTTAACTGCACAACAAGCATTGGCTCGTGGTGGTGTTATTGCACCAAGCGCACAAGCAACAATGGAAAAAGCCATTAAGTTAACAGGCGCTGTTGATACTCGTGCAGCAAAAGAAGCAACGCAAGAAGCAGCACGTAAGAGCACAATTAAAGCAATTACACCAGATATGGAAGCTGCTGTTACCGCTAGACGTGCAGCATCACAACCATTGTATGAAGCAGCGGATAAAGCAGTTGTTGTGATTGACCAAGACCTTGACAATTTGTTTGCAAGAATGCCAACAGGTACACTTTCCAAAGCAGCGGAAATTGCCAAGATGGAAGGTCGCCCGTTTATTATGGGTGAAACCAAAGTAGCACAAATGGTGCCAACTGGTGTACTAGACGCGGCTGGTAATCCAGTTATGCGTCAAGTTGCTGGAACAGAAGCAAACATTACAGGCGAATCGTTGCATTACATCAAACGTGCTTTGTCTGATATTGCAAACGCTCCACCTGCGACTACTGGTATGGGTCGAGATACCCAACTTGCGGCTCGCGGATTGCTTGATGATTTTGTTAAAACATTTGAAGCAAAAGTACCGGAATACGGTCAAGCACGTAGACTATATTCCGACTTGTCTGCACCAGTTAATCAAGCGCAAGTGCTAAAAGAAATGCTGTCGGTTTTGGAAAAACCGAGAGGTGGTGAACGAATTACACCTTTCTTAAATGTACTTGGACGTGGTGAAGAAGCCATGTTAAAACGTGCAGGTGGTCGTGGTGCACCAAGATATGAAGCACTGACTGATGTTTTGACTCCTGAACAAATATCCAAGGTTCGAGAAGTAGCACGACAACTTACAACAGAAACTACCATTGGTAAACAAGTTGCCGATGCTGGACAACTTAGAGCAGCAGAGTTAATAAAAGACGAATTGCCGAATTATCGTTTACCGGGTTGGTTTAACATATTTGTTACAACAGCCAATAAATTTTTAGAAATTATTGGTAATCGTACAAGTAAGGAAACTGTAGAAAAACTCGCCAAGGCGTCACTGTCTGCACAATCGTTTGA